TGCATAGAATACAAACCCTAAGTTCTATAATTTCTAGAGCTGCGTTAGCTGCTAAATTAGGGACTTCTTATAATGGAGATCGTAATTTATATCAAACATTAGGATATCCAGTACAATTAACTTATCAGGATTTTGTATCACGGTATTTACGACAAGATATAGCTAAAGCAATTATTTCTCGTCCAGTAAAGATGACTTGGACTGGTCCTTTGACCGTTATTGAATCTAAAGAAGGTAGTGAGACTACTTTAGAACGAGATTGGATAGATTTAGAACGTAGATTGAATTTAAAGACTGTTTTTACGCGTTTGGATAAACTGACTGGGTTAGGTCGTTATGGGATTTTATTAATGGGGTTTAATGATGTAGGAAAGACGGAAGATTTAGCTAATCCGGTTTCATTGAAAAAAGGATTGGATATTTTATACGCTCGCCCATTAGGGGAGGGATCGGCTAAAATTATTAGTTGGGATACTAATGTAAGAAGTATTCGATATGGGATGCCAGAATTATATGATATCACATTAAGTAGTCCCGATAACTCTCAGTCTACTATACGAGTGCATCATTCTAGGGTACTTCATATCGTAGAAGATTCTTTGGAGTCGCAGGTTGAAGGAATACCCCGTTTGGAAGTAGTGTATAATCGTTTATGTGATTTAGAAAAGTTGGTAGGGGGTAGTTCAGAGATGTTTTGGCGTGGTGCTCGTCCTGGTTATACTGGGGAGGTAGATAAAGAATTTACCATGGGCGTGGAACAGGAAAAAGCATTACAAGATCAGTTAGATGAGTATGAGCATAATTTACGTCGATTTTTAACCACGCAAGGGGTTTCTATCAAGTCATTGGATATGCAAATATCAGATCCAAAAAATCATGTAGATGTCCAAATGATGATGATTTCTGCGGTAACTGGTATACCTAAACGGATTCTTACTGGTAGTGAACGGGGAGAATTAGCTTCTACTCAGGATGCTTCTGAATGGACTGCCTTTGTACAGGGTCGGCGTGAGGAATTTGCAGAACCTTGTATTCTGCGCCCATTTATAAATAAGATGATTGAATATAAGATACTGCCCAAACCAGTAGAAGGGTATGAAATAGAATGGGCTGATTTATTTTCAATTTCAGAAAAAGATAAGGCAGAAATTGGAAGAATACGGGCTACTTCGTTGCGGGAGTATTTTGTTAATCCTTTGACCACAGAGGTTGTTCCACCTAAGGCTTTCTATGAATTGTTCTTAGGTTTTAATCGACAACAGATTGAATTGATTAATGCTATGGAACAAGATTCGGTGATCGAAGAACTAAAACGAATAGCAGAAGCGAGCGATGAGGATGTACCTGGATTGACTCGACCTATACCTAATCCAACGGCAGATAAAACAGAAAATAAGGGAATGTAATGTGCGAAATAGCGATATACGAGACTAAAGTTACTAGTGGGGGAGTAAAAAGGTATGATCCTACTAGAACTACCACTTTACGCAATGCCTTTGCGAGGGAAATGCGGAAGCGATTTGATGATATTGCTATTTTAATATATAAGGCGATTACTGAACGTGATTGTTTTGGTATGCAAGAGAGTTCTTCTTTAGGGGTATTTCAAGAACTTCCAGCCACCCGTGCTTTTGCTTTTGCTACTAGTGCCGAGAAGATTCAGGCTTTTATGGCTTGGTTACAAGAGCAAGTCGATCGAGGTATATTAACAGTAGGTCTTGCTCGTCAATTAGGACAGGCCGTGCAAGAGGCTTGGACTGATATGTATTTATTGGATAGTTATAAACGAGGGGTATTAAGAGCTAGGTATGAATTGAAGAGGGCTGGATATGATGTACCTTCCATAGAGGCTTCGGGAGGAATAGATGCGGCGATGAATACTGTTTTTCATATGGACCGGGTAGGGTTGATATTTATCCGGGCATATAACGAATTGAAGGGGGTGACCGATGCTATGGGTATGCAAATTAGCCGTGTACTTGCTCAAGGAATGGCGGATGGGGATGGTCCTAGAACAGTAGCCCGTAAATTGGTAACTACGATTACTGGAAGAGGGGATACTTTGGGAGTGAGAGATTCTTTAGGGCGTTGGATACCAGCTAAACGACGGGCGGAAATGATTGCTCGTACAGAGATGATTCGAGCACACCACGTTGCCACTATTCAAGAGTATCGGAATTGGGGAGTTTTAGGAATACGAGTATTAGCAGAATGGGTTACTGCAGGCGATGATAGGGTATGTGATGTGTGCGCTTCTTTAGAGGGTAAAAAATTTACATTAGATGAAGTAGAGGGTATGCTACCAGTTCACCCAAATTGCCGTTGCATGTGTTTGCCTTGGGAGAAAGGAGATGATTAAGATGCCTTGGGAAATTAAAGATGTGGATCGGTTTAAGAAGGGGCTGTCGGATAAGAAAAAACGACAATGGGTACGTATTGCTAATACCGTATTGGATAAATGTATGAAAGATGGAGGAGAGGAAAATGAATGTGCTGGTTCTGCTATAAAACAGGCTAATAAAATAGTAGGGAATATGGAAACAATGATGATTCACGCAACAACAACTACCTTGTATAAGATACAAACGGGTAGTTTAGAGGGGAGAAAATATATGATAGTCCCAGTTGTAATGATGGTAGAAGGAGTCCATAGTGGAAGTCATGGTCCATTATTACATTTGGCAGAAGAATTAAATAAATTTCCTGCCTGTTGGAATGGGATACCGGTTATGATTTACCATCCCCAAATTGATGGTATGAATGTATCGGCTAATTCCCCCGAAATATTGGAGCAATCTGTGGGTAAAATATTTAACACTCATATAGAAGATGGGAAATTAAAAGCAGAGGCATGGATAGATGAGCAGAAGTTAATAGCCATTTCTCCAATGACCGTAGATTATATTCGAGAAGGGAAACCTTTAGATGTTTCTGTTGGAGTATTTTCTGATGAGGAATTGGGAGAAGGAGTATATATTAATGAACATGGAGAAGAAGAACAATACATAGCCACAGCTAGAAATTACCGACCAGACCACTTGGCGTTATTGCCCGGACAACGAGGGGCCTGTAGTTGGATGGATGGTTGTGGGGTGCGTGTTAATAGTGATAGTAACACCGATGGGGTAGAAGTAGTAATTAGTAATATTAACGAAAATGAGAACATGAAAAAAGATGAATTAGTACTTACAATGAAGCAGCAAGCGATGGAGGCATTGCTATCAGACATTACTGATAATAAGCAGGGTTATCAGGAATTGATGATGCAATTGCAATCGAAGCTTGACGCTATGGATACGGAGGAATCTTACCATATACTTGAAGAAGTATATGAGGATACTGTGGTTTACCGTAAACGGAGTAGAGAGTCTGCCGAAAATGGGCTTTTTCAACAATCGTATCAAATAAATGAAGATGGTACGGTAAGTTTGATAGATACTCCAATACGGGTACGGAGGAATGTGACTTACGTTCAAATAAATTCGATGAAACGTACTGTTTTTAATAGTAACAAAGGAGAAACAAAAATGGTTGAGGAAAGTAAGCCTTGTTGCTTGGAAAAAGTGGTTGAGTTAATTGGAAACGAGCAGACTCGATTTACTCCAAATGATAAGGATTGGTTGTTGACTATGTCCGCAGAGCAATTGGAGAAACTGACTCCTGTTGCTCCTAAGGCAGAGGAGACTATTGTGGATCCTCCTGTTCAGGTAAATATGGAGGAATATATCCGCAAAGACACACTTACGACCTTTGAAGCTTTTTTGGAGATAGCTCCCGATGGGATAAAGGAAGTTATGCAGAAAGGGGCAGAGCTTTATGCTCAGCACCGGACAGAATTAATTTCTAATATCATGGCAAACGCCGAACAAGGGGCTTGGATCGAGGATGAGCTTAAAGGTTTTGATACTACCATGTTGGAAAAATTGAATCGTCAATTTAAGCCAGCAGTGGATTATTCTGGGCAGGCAGCAGGTAATGCGGCATTAAATACTCAATCAAACGAGCAAGGCCCAAAAGAAAAATTGCTTCCTTTAGGAGTATAATAAATATAAAATGAAAGGAAATATAAATTATGGCAACTGTTGTTAGAAATTCAGTTAAGATTAAAAATTATTCCGATGTATTTGAGGAGTTTACAGCTTCGGAAGCGATTACTCCTGGAATGCTGGTGGAATTAACGAGCGATGGAAAGGTTAAAAAACATGCTTCCGAAAGTGGGAATGTGTTACCTATGTTCGCTTTGGAGGATGAACTACAAGGCAAGGGTATTGATGATGCCTATGCCGAGGATGCTCAAGTTCAGGTGTGGGTACCTGGGCGAGGCGATATTGTAAATGCCTTACTCGAAGATGGGCAAAATATTGCCATTGGAGATTATTTAGAGTCGGCTGGAGCAGGGTATCTTCAGAAGTATGTTGCGGATTCAACTGGTATTTACTATCCTGCTCAAATTGTCGGACAGGCAATTGAGGCAGTGAACCTTTCCAGTTCAAGTGGAACGCATCCTGTATCTGGTTTGCGTATTAAAGTCAGAATTATTTAAAGAAAGGAGGATAAAATAATGGATGCAATTCTTGATTATATGTCACAGAGTGGTTCTCAGGGAGAAGTAGCTCAGTTGATTACACAAGGTAAATTAGAGGCCGGGGCAATGCGCCCGTGGATGGATCCTGCAACAGGAAAATCCTATATTACTGTTTTTTCAGGTGGGGATGCTAAAAATCCAGATAATTACAAAAATGTTCCTATTCAGGCCAATGCTACGTTGAGGCCTTCTGAATGGAAACAGTTGGATGAGGTATTGGTTCCAATAGCTGAAAAACGGTTAAATGGGGTAAGAGACCTGATTGACAATGGGTTGGTTTACAACCTTGGAAATGCTATGGGTACTACGGTATTAGAATGGCATGATGTAAGTGATGCATTAGAAGCCGTATTAACAATGGATGGAGTTACTCGTGGAGAGAATGATCGTCCGGTATTTACGGCTAATTATTTACCAATTCCGATTATTCACGCCGATTATGAAATTAATGCGCGTGCTTTAGCCGCTAGTCGTTCGCTGGGAAATCCGTTGGATACCACTATGGCTGAACGGGCTGCTCGTAAAGTATCGGATAGATTGGAGAAAATGCTGTTTACGTCTGAAAGTTATACGTTTGGCGGCGGTACTATTTATAGTTACCTCAGTTATCCCCATACTAATAAAGTCACCCTGGCTAAGGCTTGGGATGCTAGTGATGTTACTGGGGCTGAAATCGTAGATGATGTAGTTACGATGAAACAGGCTTCTATCGAGGCTTTCCATTTTGGACCATGGATGTTATATATCCCTGTTGGTTTTGAAACTAAACTGGACAAGGATTATACCGATTATCGTGGGGGAACGATCCGTGAACGGATTCTTCAGATTGCTGGTATCAAAGGCATAAAAGTCGTTGATACGCTTACCGCAGATAACGTGCTTTTGGTACAGATGACTTCTGATGTTGTCAGATTGGTTCAGGGTATGCCGATTCAGAACGTACAGTGGGAGGTTGAAGGTAAATTCCTTTCTAAATTTAAGGTTCTTACGATCGCTGTTCCTCAAATTCGGTCTGATCAGGATGGTCATTGTGGTATTTCTCATGGTACTTTCGCTTCTACCTAGTAGAGGATCGAAAGCTATTATTAGCTAAATAAAATGAGGGTAATCCTAATCACGGATTTTACTTTCATTATATATTTCGATATTAATCATACATATTTTAATTTTTACTGCAATGGAACGAACTAATAAAACTAAAAAAGCCCCAGTACGCAAACCCGTCATAAATCCGACCGTAAAATCTACTTTACCAAAGGAAGAAAAAGAAGAAGTGATGGGTGCTATGGAGATTAAAGAAGATATAGTCCCTTCAATAAATCCTATCATCACTCCTTCGTCACAAGAAGCCGTAATTCAGCCCGTAAACCGCTTAAAATTGCGTTATAAGTTATTGACTGGTACTTTACGTATATTAGGTAGGATAGTAAAAAAGAACGAGGTATTTGAGGCTTAT